CTCTAACGAAGCTTTCGTAAACGCGCAATTCGAAGATACTCAACAAGTACATACGATGAGGCAAGCTGGAATGGCGATAGCTCAACGGAGTCGATATAATACCCAAGTAGCTATGATGGGCAACGAAGCCTCGTATATGATGAAATGAGGTGATTACGAATGGCAATGAAAGACCCTAACGGAACAAATGTTAATCACATCACAGAACGAGTCAATGCTGCAAATACTCACGTTATGAAGAACGAGGGAAGAGCCACAAACTCTAGACAAAAACAATTTGAGTATTATGAGCAAAGAAGACAGGGCACCCCTGAGCCTAGCTTATATAATTCTGAAGTGAGTTCTACAGAAATTAACAATAAAAAATTAAAAGGCAACAGCACTTATAAGAATTCTAACTTTAGTATTCCGGAGTCTGCAAGCGAAATGAGGTCCAATAAAAGAAGTGTGGACTTAATGAAGAGTGCAGAAAATGAATTAACAAAAGCCGCAAATGCTCCGGTTAAACCGAAGGATATCGTTGATAAAATATCAACCACTAAAGCCGGCGGAGGATTCAAGAAATTCGGATACAAGGCTCTTGGTGTAGCTACTCTTGGTGCTGTCGCGATAGGCACAATTAACGGAATCATGAATGCTGGTGGGCGCAAGACGAACGCTCAACTTTATTCTGACCCCTACGCGTAAAGAAAGGTAAACACTATGGCAAAGAAACAGGAGGTGAAGACTCCTGAGTAAGAAAAAACTTTCTTCAATCGAAAAAGCAAAGCTCGCGAAAATAATGTCAGACCCTGTTCTGTGGGCGCGCGCCTTCTTAATTTCTAATGACGCAGCTACAAAGAAAAAGGGCCCCTGGAAAGCAAGAGACTATCAAGAAGAAATGCTTCGAGATAACTCCCTTAGAAAAGTTTATCGTTGCGGCCGACGATGTCTAATCGGGGCAAGTGAAATATCTCTGGCTAACGGAGATACTGTTCCAGTAGAAAGCCTAGAAGATAAAGAGTTTAAGATAATCGCACTAGATTTAGAACAAGATAAGTTCGTAGAAGCGACTGCTCGATGTTGGTATAACGGAAAAAAGAAAGTCATCTCCGTAGGAACTAAAGGTAACTCTATTGTCGTAACGGGAAACCATCCGTTTCTTATTAAGAAAGGTAAGGAAAAAGTTTGGCGCGAAGCCTCTAAACTCTGTATCGGAGATAAAGTAGCAATCGCGAACAATCTTGCTTTCTTCGGAAAAGATGAAATACCTGATGATGATATCGTCATGTTGGCCTGTTTTACGGCACCTTGGTCTAAATATAATCCTACGATAGAGAAAATACTGGAACAAACTCTTACCAAAGCAGACCTTATTTATGAAGTAAGAGAAACCAGTTTAATGGGTATTGAAGAGCCTGGTTCTATTTATTCTTCTCCCGTCGAAAACTCTCTTGCATCTGAATACGTAGCTTCTCCTATAAATGAGAGGTGGGAATATAGATGTTCTAAAAGAAAGAAGCACACTTACGTTAGTGATGCAGAACAAAGTCCAGTACAACATTCAATAGATGACTATATGCCCCCGGCGATTTTGCGGGCGCCAAAAGAGTCTATCGTTAAATACTTAAGACTTCTTCTCGGATTAAACGCGAGAGTCCACTCATCTTCTATATCATTCTCACTTTCTCCTGATATAGACAGAGGCGTCCGGAATCTACTTAAGAAGTTTAATATACAGGTCTGGCATAGATACCTCTATGAACCAAATTTTATAAGAGACCCCGACTCAATTGTTAACTTCTGTAGACTAATCGGGCTGGAAGGCAGAGACGAAGAGTTGCGCCAACTCGAATTGCGCGCCCTCTCTAACCTCATAAACAAGCCCCTTCCTAAAGATTATCACTGGGAAGAAATAACTTATCTCGCAAAAGAAGGAACAGAGTTAACATATGATATAGAAGTAGACGAACATCATAATTTCGTCGCGAATGACTTCGTAACTCATAACACCGGTAAATCTGAAACCATGGTTGTAGAAGCACTATATAACGCGTATACTCATAATGATTATCGCGTGCTCTTCATTGCTCCTTACGAAAATCAGATTAACCTAGCCTTCATGAGAATGAGAGAGTTCATACACGACTCCCCTCTCCTTAAGATGGAAGTCACCCGAATGATTAACTCTCCTTACATGATAACGTTCGGAAATAAGAACTCTGCCATCATCGGTTTTACGACCGGCGCTTCATCAAACACCGGCGCTGCAAGCGTAAGAGGGCAAAGGGGCGATTAGGATAGCATATACTATCGAGGTCTTCTCTTGAAGAAAAACAAGAGAAAAATAAAGAAAAATGCGGGAACTCCTCTATGAGAAAATCCGCAGCCGTCGTGCAAACGAGGTTCAACGACTATTCCATGGCTCCCCTTAAAGAGCAATAGAAGTAGGGCTTATTTATAATATAAGCGGGTGAGATTCCCTTAATTCGAAATACTTTACACCGTATAGGTGAAGATATAGTCTAGTCTTATATGTGAATATAAGTATAACGCTAATACTATTCGACGAATTAGATTATATGCCGGATGAAGACTACGCAACAGTCATGATGATTGCGGGCGAGCGTCCGGACATTAAGGTTATAGCCTCGTCAACACCAACTGGTAAACGAGGAACCTTTTGGAGCTTATGCCAAAAAGATTCTCTGTATTCTCAACACTATCATCCAAGTATGGATAATCCAAACTGGGATGAAAAAATGGAACTTGAATTCCGACAAACGCTTACAGAACAACAATATATACATGAAGTTCTGGCAGATTTCGGAACAGAAGAGACCGGTGTTTTTGATAAGGATAAACTTGACCTCGCGAGAAGAAGAGAGCTTTATACTTATGATGAGCTTCCTTCTTATGTAGAGAATCAAGACCAAATAGAAAAACTATTTTATGACGAAGATAATCTGACGCCGCCTAACGTTTTTAGATGTGTTGGCGTCGATTTCGATGCCTATCAGGCAGGCTCTTCTATCCTCGTTCTAGACTTTGATACAGACCAACACGCATTCAAAGTTATTAAACGAATAGAAGTGCCGCGCGGCGAATATACGCTCGACAGAGCAGTAGAATGGATTATCCGAGTTAACCAAATATATAATCCTTCATGGATATTTTGTGACCGGGGATACGGTGACCAATAATAACAAACCGATAATAAGGAGCGCAGTGTAAAAATGTCTAAGCGTTATAAGATGACAAGAAAGATGAAACAGGACCTTCCTTACGACAAGGTAGTAGAAGAAACTCCTTTTCATAATCTGGACACAGAAACCAGTGTATATTGGTTCGGATTCTTCTGTTCAGCAGGGTCCTCTTGGAGAGGAACCATAACGTTTAGACATCGTTCTAAACATCAGCTGGAAAAGCTTGCAAAGTTCATTAAGGCGGCCGATAGGCGTATTATTCCTAAAGTTAAGTTAGAGCTTGACAAAGAGAAAGACTCTGTTTATTATGAGTACTCTGTCCAGTCTCTTAAACTGGCAAACGACCTAAAAGGGTCGCGCGCCATTCCTCCACGTTCCATCTCGCCTGAACTTGTACACCACTTCGTCAGAGGATTCTTAGATGGATACTCTAACTTCGGAAAAGAAGTTAAAGAGAAATACTACTATAGGAGATTTAAAAGTATCCTCAACGTTTCTTCTGATATAGAGTTAGTTGATGCAATTTATAAAGACGCTCATATTTTCTATAACAGAAAACGATATTGGTTTGAATTAGAACGCCGCTTCGCAGTCGAAAGACTCGAAAGACTTAAGCGAGCAAAATCGGCGAAGGCTATAGAGGAAATAACGCCGCCGGATGAAATATTTCCGGACTACGTTCCTACGCTAACGCCGAGGGAAGTATCAGAGACGCTCGCCGCTATCTGATACCCCCGTAACGCGTAGAGATTGAAATAATATCTCCAAGAGTGTTCGCCGCCCTACCTTCGTTAATACTTCGGAGAGGGCGAAAACGTACGCTAGACTGAGTCTGAAATGACAGACGAATAACGTTAGCTGATGGAGCTTACAAAGTAAGCGACTTGAGCGAAGCGAAATGAGGGAAACCTCCAGAGTCCAGGATAAAAAGCCTGGAGATAATAACGAACGGACTATCAATTGGAACGTCTTCACATATATGGAGACGAACACCCGGAAACCGGACTTAAAAATAAGGTTGTAGGATATCAGTTCTCCCAGAAGATACCAGTTGTAGACCCAGTCACAAAAGAAACCCATAACGAACCCTGTAAACAGTTCATGGTCAATCAGCTTAAGCTAACGCTCGAACGAGACAGATTAATACTTTCTCCCTTCGACGATACCTTACATAAACAGTTGGTTGACTATAGCGTTGAAAGAATAACGCAGGCCGGGCTTCCGGTCTATACTTCTAAGAACGAACACTTTGTTGACGCACTCGGTCTCGCACATCTTGCGTTCGTTCTCAAGTTCCCTGATTTGACAGGAGCTATAAAAGAAGTACAAAACTCTTCTATTATATTAACCGCGAAAGATGTTCTAACATCTCGTGATGCGAATGCTGCTCTTCGCTCCATAACACTTCCCACTTCTAATCCTTGGAACGATATAAGACAAATCGGCAAAGAACCTGGTGAACGCCAGGGAGACTATCAGAAATGGGTTAAAGTTCCAATGGGTGGTCGCCAAAATGTATCTGTTTCCTCTTGGGGAAGTAGGGGTGGCTATGGAGGAGAAGGTAGGAGTATGTGGTGAATGTAGAATAGAAGGAAGAATAGCCATAAAAGGTTGGGCGCGAAAGCGCCCCTTTTTCTTATTATGATAAACAAAGTACGTAATAAGGCATACATAAGAGGAGGTGGCCCGTGGACGAACAAAAAAATAATCTTTTATATATTCCAGAACTAAAGCCGGAAAGAGATTATCTTTCTGACGCAGAATTTACGCATAAGGACCAACCTCTTGCGCCGCTTCCTCCAGATATAGATGATACTCCAGCTCAAATAGTAGAACAGTTTGAAGAGCTAGAAGGTATCATGAATGACCTTCCAGAAGATTTACAGTTCTTAAAAAAGACGGTCGAAAAACTTAAGAAGCGAGTCAACGTAGTTTGGCCGCGCGGCTATCAGCCTAAAGA